ATGGGATCATTCAACGCCTTGCCCAACTGCATCGCGCTGGATTGCATGTCCTGTCCCAGCGCCTGGCTCATGTCCAGCATCGCTTCCGTTGCTCCAGGAAAAACATCCTTGCCAATGTTGGTGAACGTCAACAGCATGTTCTCCCCGGCTACAATGGCATCATCCTCGAACGGCGTCACCAGGGATAAGCTGTTCGCCAGGTCATTCACCGCCTGGGCTGTCATCCCCGCCGCCCCTTGCGTGGATTGCAATACCGCATTTAACTGCGCCTGGATATTCTCGGCATCCATTGCCGCCTTTGTAGAAGACACCAGCCCCGCTGCCAATCCAGCCGCGCCAATCCCCGCCGCTGCCAATCCGCCCGTCACCAGCGTGCTGCCGATCACCGATAATCCAGCTACAGCCGTGCCGCTCCAATCCCTCAGCTTGTTGCTCATGCCCGCCAGCGCTTTTTCCGCCTCGCTCGCATCAGCCCCGATCTCTACAACTAATTTCGCCGCAGTTACTGCCATCTCTGCCGTTCCCTCTTCATTCTCTCGTTCTCAGCGTGGTTCTCCGCCGCTTCTGCCTCCAAATAGCAGTGCATCCAATACGCTGGCTGTTCCACCAGTTCCCAGACTGCCACTCCTGCATATCGTGCCGCCCGGATCAACATATACCACCCAGGGACGCATCGTGATGCGTCCCCTACCCCTGCAATGAGCCACCGCTCGATGTCGATCCGGTCTTGTCTTTTGGGCGCATATCCCCGCTGATCGCTGTCGTCACCACCGCCAGGAAATCAACCGGTAGTTTGCTCAGGTTTTCCACAGTGACCTCCAACGGCGCTTCATCACCCTCAGCTTCGTACACATCCCAATCCACGATCAGATCAACCAAAATCTTGACCAATCCGCTCACTGGTTGGTTGTTGAGCTGCGCCTCGTGCAGCGCCATCTCCGTCCTGCCCGTGTAATTCCCAACCCGGTAGCTTACATTCACCGTCTCATCGCCATATTCAAATGTAACCGCCCGGATCTCCTTCTTCAGCTCCGCAATCGTAATCGGCATCTAATTCTCCTTTTCTCTCTCCCCTCCCCTATTTTGATGCTTTTTCAAAATGGGGGAGGCCGGGAGGGGGTCACAACGCACTCTGCTTATTGATCACCGTAATATTGAACGCCTTCGTCCACGTACTGTCGTGCATCCCTTCCAGCGTCCATTCGATCGCAAACACCCCGTCCTCATCGGAAAAGTCGCTCACGTCCACCACCTTCAACGCCGTATCGATTTGCATCAAATACTTATTTGCGCCCGATATCGTATCGCCAGTCCCCTTGATCCGCACGAACTTCGTGCTTCCCGCCCGCATCGTCGTCAGCAGCCCCATTCCAACCGAGTCCGCTTCCATCCGCAGCTTGGCCGTGATCTTGGGTTCAGTCTCCACCGTGGTCGCAAACGATGTGTTGCTGGAATTCAACGCCCACAGCGGCCCAAACCGCCCGTTCAATTCCCACTCAAAGCCCAGCACCCGCGTCAACTGCGTGTTGCCCAATGTTGCCGCCGAATCGTCCGCATAAATATCCACCTGACTGGGTAATACCGGAATCAAATCGATAGCCGTGGGGTCCGCTGTCATCGTGATCCCATCCTCCAGCCTCATCCCCAGCATATCGCCCGAAATCCCAACCTCGTCCCGGCTGAAATTGAACTTCAAGCCCGTCACCAACCCATTCGCAAAGCGATGCGCCCGTGTCGCGTCACCCTGCTCCACCGTGAACGTCTTGGGCGTGTCAGCCCCGTCGCTGTCGCTCGTGAACACCCACGAATACGCTGCCGGCGAACCGCCTAAATCGGACACCGATCCGCCGTCACACAGTGAACTCAAGGGGTAGATCACCTCGCTGTAAACCAGCTTCCCGCTCAGCTTGGCTTTCACCCATTCCTTGTTCAACGCCGCCAGCGTCGGGTACTTGTTCCCCATTGGCCGGAACGAATCTATCTCAGCCGCCACGCTCGGTTCGATCCCCAACGAACCCAGCTTCTTGTCAGCCGCCACCGCCTCCCCAGATGTCACCTCCACCCCCAACTGCACACCCGTAAAAATACTCGCTCTCTCTGTCATATTTCACCTTCCTTATTTTTTATCTTACCTGTCCTGACCTTTCCCCTCCCCCATTTTGTCCCCCCTCTCCATTTTCTGCTTTTGAAAATGGAGAGGTAGGGGCGCATGGTCATGCGCCCTTAGGGGTGGGGTCAGGGTCATTGCGTATAAACCCTCATCTCCAGCACCGAATGCCTGTACTGCACCCCGTCCTCAAATTCCGTGTATCTCAACTGCCTGGTCTCCACACAACCGATCACCGTCCCCCCCGGAGCCGACCCACTCGTCACCAGCCCCGAAGAAGCATGCAGAACCGAGCGCACCTGGTTGATGATCGCCTCCACCTTCGATGTATACGACTCCGCCTTATCGATCACCTTCACCTGCCACAACTCATTCCACATGATCACACTCGCCCCAACCTCCGTCACCGGAATACCCGAAACGAGCTGCAGCTCGATCAATGGATACGTCGCCCCTTCCGGAGCAATATCCATATACACCCGCCCAGCGATCAACCCCGTCAAAGTCGCATCCGCAGTCAACTTGCTATATAACCACCTGTCCGCCGTCAGTACACTCGTCATCTATTCTCCTCGTGAGGCTCCTCTCTCCCCCTATTTTGTAGGGGCGCATGGTCATGCGCCCTTTCCCAAAATGGGAGACTTCCTCTTTCCCCTCCCCCATTTTGATGCTTTCCAAAATGGGGGAGGCCGGGAGGGGGTCACTTCCTAAACTCACTGATCATCTCCTTCATCAACCTTGTAAACTCCGGCGCAGCCTTCTCCGCCGCCGGTCTCAAAAACGGCTTAGCCGCCATCTTCTTCGTCCCATACTCGATAAATAAACCGTAAAATTTCATCACCTTCACCAGCCCCTGCTTCGCTTGCACCTCAGTAATAATACTGTCCCGCAGCTTGCCCGTCTTCACCGGCGCATCCGTCTTCGCATCTGCCGCCACCTGCTCCGTGACATCCTTCAAAATTTCCTGGCATTGCCCCGGCAATCGTGCCGCCCAGGCATCGAAGTTATTGAACTCGACCCTAATTTTCGTCTTGCTACCCATTCTCGAACCTCTTGCACATCAACTCCAGCTCCCTGTCCCTTCCAAAACGATTATTGACGTGCAAAATTTCATACGTGTTCGACCCATGCACCACCCGCATCGCCGCCTTCACCCCAGCCACATAGCGGATATTGATCCTCGTCGTAAATTCACTCTGCGCCTGGCCTGCCCGCACCAATTCCCCGCCCGACACATCGTTTATCTCCGCCCGCACCGTCGCAAACGTCGACCAGGTTGTCGTATACCCGCCCGCACCGTCGCTCACCTGCGCCTTCTGCTGAATAACCACCTGCTTCCGCAGCTTACCGGCTTGCACCCTTCCTCCTCCCACGCTTCACCTTACGCCTCTTTCTGCCCCCTAATCCCTCGCCTTGAGCTTGTCGAAGATCTGTCGAAGCGCCTCGCGCTGAGCCTGCCGAAGCGCCTTCGCCCTGAGTTTGTCGAAGGGCTGTCGCAGGAGATCCTATCCTGCCTATCCTGTTAATTTTTCTCTGCGGTGCAACCAACCGCTGATTACTGATCACCGACCACTGATTCCTCACCGGCAAAGTCGCCCGCAGCACCATCAACACATCACCCGCTGAGTCTATCGAAGCCCCCGCCTCCCGGCAAAATTGCCGAAATACAACATACGTTTCCCGCACGCTCAGCTTGCGCAGAAACCCATTGGTCACAGCCACAGCCGCCTCCCGCATCCGGTCATAGCCCATCACCATCACTTCACCAGGTTGCAGCACACACCCCTCATCCAAATAAGCCCGCCTCACCTCAAATAGCATATATGTTTTTCCGTGGAGTTTGGCTTTGCCAAACTCCTAAAGTTTTTAGGGACATAGCTTTTCATGTCCCTAAAAACTCCATACCCGATAACTCATCAACAACGCCTCCACACCCATCGGCAGCGTCGTCAACTGCCCGCCCCGCACCTCAGCCACCGCCTCCCGGTTCTCATAAAAATGCCCAATCAATAGCAAAATCGCCTGTTTGATCGAAGTCGGCACAACATTCGGCGCCGCACCCGTATATCCAGCCACAAACCGCACCTTCACCGCATCCGCATGGTACAGGTCATCGCTCGGCCAGGTCGCATTATCCACCAGCACCACCCTGCCCGGCTTCTGCGCCGTAGAAACCACATAATTGGCGCTCGCAAACGTACTATATACCGAAGCCGATTCCGGTTTATAAGTCACACTCGTCACACTTTGAAGAGGAGGCATTGGCAGCCGGATATAATCATCCGCCGGGAACTCCTGCAACACATAATCCCAGGTTTGCGTCGCCAGCGCCAGCCGCGTAATGATCTCCGCCTGCTCCCGCGCCGCCGAAATCAACGCCGTGATCAGCGTATCATCCTCACTATGATCCACCCGCAAATGAGCCTTCGCCTCCACCAGCGTCACCGGCTCAGTCGCCACATCCGTGATCAACGTCATCTGTCCCATTCTTTTTCCTCCCCCCTCTCCATTTTCCGCTTTTGAAAATGGGGAGGGGCCGGGGGTGGGGTCCTCTCCTCACCCGCCCTCATCATCGCCGTCTCCACTTGCTGCTCTAAAATAGATAAATCCACATCCAGCACCGCCTCCGCCTGGCCCATACACACCAAATACCGCCCCACCATCGGAGCAACCTCCACCACCTCCCCTGCCCGCATCCGAACAGCCCCCACCTGCATCACCACATTCTGAGTCAACCGTACCTTCATATCGTCCTATCCAGCAATAAAATAATACATTCTCCAGCTCGCCGGTTCAATCCACCTTGCATTATTTTTGATTTTCCCCCCTCTCTCCCCCCATTTTGGGTCTTTTCCAAAATGGGGGGAGTTGGAGGGGGGTGGTTCTAGGTCGTCAACGCATTCAACATCGCCGCAAAGCTCTGCGCGTGCCGTACCGCCACATCCGCATCCTGCAGCGCCACCACCCGTATCGTCCCGGTCGTAGACGCCGTGTATGGATCAACCAACACATCCAAAGCGCCCCACAAACCGATCAGCAGGTCCGCCCAGTTCCCGAAGAAGATCGCCGAGCAGGTACTATCGTCCCCCGCCGTCAACGTACTGGATACCTGATTACTTACAAAAGCCGGATATCCGTTCAACGGAGTCGGCCCGTCCCGCCATACCGGAATCTCTCCATACGTGGCGTTGGTATACACCGCCTTCAACTTGCCGCGTACCTTCGGGTTGGTGATATAAGCCAGGCGTCCAATATCCGCATTGTCCACTGCCACTTCCTTCTCCAGGTCGACGATGTCCGCCCAGTCCGGAGCAATACCGCCCGCAGATCCGCCCGTCACCGAGCCGATCCCGCTCGTACCATCTACGCCGGTTGGCTCGCTGCCCTCTCCGCTGCCATGCAAACCCACTCTATCTAATTCGATCGCCAGCACCGTTGCCAGGTCACTGCGCACCATCATCTCCACATCAATGCTCGCCTGTAATAACAGCTTGCGGCTCACATCCGTCCACGCTCCCACAGTTTTCGGTGACATAGTCACCTGGTCGATAGCCCCAGTGCTCTCCGTAGGCGCACTCCCTTCCGACACCCAGTAGGCAGTCGCCCCGCTCGATAACCTCGGAATAGCCACATTCCCCACCAGGTCGCCCAACACCGTTGCCCCGGCCGCTCGCAAAATCATCTTATTGCGCAGCAGATCGATGAAATTCATACTCAGCAGGTCAGTCGCCACCGCTTTACCACCAAATGCCGAGTCAGTCGTCAGGTCACGCATCTCGCCGCCAAAGCTCGTCGGCATGAAGAAACCTTGTGGGTCCTTGCCCAAACGCTTGGCTAAAGCATCGCTCACCTCGCGCTCCAAGCCGGCATCCTGCCAGTTGCTCTTGGCTGCCGCCCTGATCGCCCGCAAAATACTGTACTGCCGAGTTTCACCAGGGCTCATCTCCAACGCCCCCGGCTGGGGCTTCAACGCCCGGTAGTTCACCGCATCGCGCAGTTGACTGTCCAGAGCATTCACCCGCTCCTGCCGTTCGATGTCCGCATTGATACTGTCGATCTTCACCATCAGCTCGTCATAATGGCGCACCTCATCCTCGCTCATCGTGCGGATCTCCGCCTCAGCCGTAGCAACGATCGCCCGCGCCTGCTCGATACACTCATTCCTCAAAACACGTAAATCACTCACTTTATTATCCTCCGTTGTAGGGGCAAGTCTCAGACTTGTCCCACTCCTTTACCTTCAATCTCAGTAATCTTTCCCTGTTTCCAGGGTAAACCATCCGCTCCTGCGGACCACCGGCATCACTGCCTTCATCGCTACCCGCCTGGGTAGTAATACTCTTCACCATATCCCGCACCGCCACCGTCGTCTGTGGATAAGCCGGATACGTCACCGGCGAAACATCGAACAACCGCACTTCCTCCAGCGTCCGCCTCACATCCGTCACCTTGCCATTCTTATCCACATCCTGCGCCCACGTGTCCTTGATCGTCCGAAATGCAAAACTCATCTGATTAATATCCCCCCGTTGGATCGAAACCACCAAGTCCCGTGCATATTGCGTATCTGCGGGGATAATTTCAATCCTCAAACCGCGCTCATCCTCCACCAGCGTCAGCGTCTTATTCTTACTGCGCCCCAAAATATAATTCGGGTCGTGGTTGAACAGCGCCCGCACATCATCCTCCTGGATGTGTGCAAACGCCCCGCGCTGGATCATCTCCCGAAAACCGCCCAAATCCTCACTCAAAACCCCAAACACCGCCGCATAACCCACGATCTTGCCCGGCGCTGAGCCGTCCCCTGAGCCTGCCGCAGGGTCCACCCTCAGCTCCTCCATCGTATAACACCTCACCTCATTGTCCTGATCCATCTCACTCCTCCTTTTCTCTTCCCCTCCCCTATTTTGGTTCTTTCCCAAAATGGCCATCCTGTTTGATTTTCCCCTCCCCTATTTTGGTTCTTTCCCAAAATGGGGGAGGCTGGGAGGGGGTCATCCCGCCCCGATCACACACTCACACCCATCATGTAAAGGCGGATGCCCGATCACATGCGTGATCTTCATCCCTTCCTCCGCCCCATCCGGTTTATAATCATCCCCCGGAGAAAAGAACGGCACATGCACCTCCACCGTCCTGCCGTCCATCTCCTGACAATACGGACAGCTCTTACTGCCCGAAGCGTACCACTTCAACACTTCAACCCCTAAAGCCGAATATAGAGCAAAAGCCACCGCATTGTTCGCCCGCACACTCTCCGCCTTGGCGATCTGCGCCGGGCGCTCGTTGTCCCACTCATCCAGCTCCGCATCGATCTCCTCCACCATGTCCTTCCCGCTCGCCTGCGCCTGCTTTATCCTCGCCTCCAGCTTCTCCCGGCTCTTGATAATATGCCGCCTCACATATTCCTCAACATACGCCAACACAAAACCCGTCAGCCTCTCCGCCGTCACAGTTTTCCCAATTTCGGCTTCAACATCATGCCCAACCATCTCCCCATAAGCCGTAGTCACCGGCAGCATCTGCCGCTTCACATACTCCCCGTGCTCCCGCCAGAAGCCCTCCAGCCATGTGCTGAACAGCCCCGCCTCTCGCTTATGAAAATACCGCCGCGCCGCCCCGCGAATATCATTGCTTTCCCGCTTGATGATCCGCCCGGCCACCTCCCGGTACACCCGCTCATAACTCTTCATGATCCGCCGCCGGTCCTTCACCCACTTCGCCCGCTCTTCATTTTCCCCTCCCCTATTTTGGTTCTCTTCCAAAACACGGGAATCCGCCTGAACGTCTTCCCCTCCCCTATTTTGGTTCTCTTCCAAAACACGGGAATCCGCCTGAACGTCTTCCCCTCCCCTATT